GAGCCAGTTGCGATTGGTAGCGTTGGGCATTTCAGGGAAGACCAGCAGATCACCGCCTTGTTGATCGGCGCGTGAGATACCGGCCACGTTGCCATACAGGATCACGGATCGCATGATGCCTTGCATGTTTAAGCCATCGACGTGCTTTAAATCGCTGCCCGATAGCGGCTGGATCTGGGCGTCGATGGTCGTGGCCGTATAAGTTGGTACCCGCTTTCCCGCTGAATCGGTCACATAGCCGGTTGATTGCTTCCAGGTGATCGACTGATTCGGATTAACCTGTTGCGTGTTCATGTTGGCGAGTTGGCGCAGGTTCATTCTTTCGGCCCTACTGCGTTAGTTGTGGATTCCATCATCAGTCCGGTATCGATCAAAGGTTTTGCCAGTGTCGGTGTCACTTCTTTACTGGCCAGTCGCCGTGCCCGGGCTGCGATGGTGGTTGGGGCAAGCGGTGGCGAAACGATCTGCGTGATGGTCTTGCGAATATCACCCGCCGCCTGAATGCCGACGCCATCCAAAACCTGATGCGCCGTGAACTTACCCTTGATCACCGCCTTGGCCCCATCACGCAACAGCGCCGCCCAGACTGTGCGCTGGGCATTGACCGTGGGCTTGATGAAAGGACGCGGCGGGATGTGTGCGGCAGGCGCGCCCATCTCTTGGATCAGGGCGACATAAGCCACCGGCGTTCCATTCGGATAGACCGCCGTCGGAAACCAACCGACTTTTGCGTCTTCTTTGACGAAGCCTTCAGAGATTTCTTGCAGCTTGGCACGTACTTTGTCGAAATTGATCTTAGAAGATGCCATTGGCCTTGCGGAATGCCGAGCGCTCCAGACTGCCACCAACCGCAAAACCGCCGACGCCTTGTTGGAACAGGAGGGCTCGCAGCTGTGCGCCATAAGGGGTTGTCGATAACCACCACTGAAACGCATTCTTGGTCGGTGGCGGCTCCATGCTCACGGTCACGCTGCCTTCGGTTGCCCCGGTCACGACTGCCGTGGTCTGGCCAGCGGCGATCATGGTCATGGACTTCGCCAGGTGCGCGACCATCAGGTTCAGCATCAAGGTCACCACGTCCAATGATCGATAGGCGTCGGAATTTGGATTGATATACTGCGAGGCCATGGTAAACCAGTTGTTCAGCATGGCCGGTGGGTAAGTATCCGGATTCACGAATTCCGGGTATTGCTGCCGGAATATCTGATCATCGAACGCGACAGTGGTCATGAAACCTTGCCGACCTGCGGCTCTTTCATATCACCGCTTTGGGGATAATCCGAAGGCGTGATCGGAGCCGATCCGTCGCCGACAGGCATGTCCGATGCGACTTTTTCTGGATCGTAGGCTTTCTTCTCAACCTTAATGAAGCCGTTTTTCACATGCTCCTTAAAGTGAAAATTGTCTTTTAACCACTCATAATCCTTTGCTTCGATTGCGGTCATGACGCCCAAGGGAGTAATCAGATGCTTAGTGGCAATGCCGGTGCCACCTTCAATGCGGACGGAGCGGGCCTCATGTTTGAGATCCGCTCCGCCTTCTTCATAGTCGACATACTTCGTGGCATTGGTCAGCGTGGAAAAGACATAAACCTTGCCGGTGGGCGTTTGAGATTTTGCTTGTGCCATGCTGTTCTCCTTAAATACCAGAAGCGCGATGAACTGCATACGGACGCTTGCACCATACGCCAGCAGTTGCGTTCACGTAGTCTTCCACGTATGCCTTGGATTGTTTCTCAACGCCCAGCGCCTGAAAGCGTGCAGGAACAACCTGAATGAAAACGCGATTGTCATCGCTTGAGCCGTCATTCACGGTCTCAGGATACAGATAAGCGACATTCGCACCGCCGTTAGCTGCATTCAGTTGCGGGGCAGATTCGATGCTCATCTTTGGATAAGTCTCGCGAATCCATTGACGGACACTAATACCGAAGTCAGAGGTTACTGACAGGTATTGATAAACCGTAGTCGCCAATGCCAGGGTGGTATTGACTTCTTCAGGGTTAATGGTGTCTTGAGACGTTGTTTGTAATGCGGCTGCCCAGCTCCGGATGTCGGCAGTGATCTCCAAAAAGGTCTTGGTGGACCACAGCGGCGATGCAGATGCACCGTTGGCTACCGTGACATAGTTCGGCAGGCCCGGATCATTCAGGAAGCCATAGGTCAGGTTCGCGCCGGAGTTGTAGCCGTAGAAGCCAATCTTATTGCGCTCTACTTCCAGCGCCAGGCCAGAGGCATTGCGTTTCTGCGCGGCGCTCGATACACGGATACGAGAAGCGCGGGCTTCTTCCAACACACCAACCTTGATGCCTTTCTCGAAACGCACCACAGTGCGCTTTTCGAAGTTCAGGTTCCAAGTTGCCAGAGGCACGTTGGTGTAATCGCCATAAGGAACGGCATCGCCGACCGGCTCCAACAGACCCTGTACGACTTCTTCGTCTTCCCAAGAACCGATGGTGCTGATACCCGTGAGCTGATCGATCTTACGTGCGCCGGTAATGATATTGACGAAACCCGGCAACCAGTTCTGCAGGAACTGCACTGGGGTCGGAATGCTGGCGGTCGTCAGCAGACCTTGTGCATCGTCCATTGCGGCTTCATAAGCATCTTGCGCAAACTGCGCCATGCGTGCGACCTGTTTGGGTGTAAAGGTAATGCCGAGGTCATGCAGTGCCTGGTAATCGGCAACATCCTCAGCGGTCATCAGGACAGCGCGAACATCGCGCGGGGCGATGTAGCTGCGTTCAGTTAATTGTTGCGGCATTGTCAGTGTTCCTCGTGTTAGCCGGTGAGACGGATTTTGGCAATGCCGGCAGCGGCATTGATGGTGTCAAGGACATAAGCCCCTGCGATCAGGGTATTGCCCACATCCGCAGCTGCGCCAGGCGCAACAGCAGAGAGCACACCCGTTGCTGTGGCGTATTCGACCTGATCGCCAGGATTGCAGGCGTTGGCCAGGGAGACAACAATGGTGCCCATCTTCATGAACTCACCCTGGGAATTGTCAGGAATGGTCATGGATGCGGCCAGCGGATTGCTAGTCGTACCTGCAGAGCTGTAGACCTTCGGGTTCACCAGAATACCGGCGAACACAACAGTGGCGCTTTCCGTGCCACCGACTGCCGCGACATTGGTGGCAATGGGTTTGGTAAAGGCGTAGCCGATAGTATTACCGGCACCAGATGAGTTGACGATCAAGCTGTCCACGCGCTGCGGGCCGTCTTGGATCAACTCACCCACGATGCCCATCGCGTATTCAAGATTAACGGTTGATTGCATGGTTATTTACCTTCCAGGTGACGTTGAACAAAGTTGCCGCTGCGCGGTGCACTATCTTGCGCTTTGGCGACAGTCGGCGCGCCCTTGCCTGTGATATAGGCTTCGACAGCGGTAATGGCGTGCTTTTTGGGCACCTTCAGGCCAAGCTCATCGCAGGCATAGACTGCGATTTGCTGGGCGTCCATCTCGTCATGATCGAAGGCACCGATAATCGGTGAGACCTTCTCATACAGACGATTGGCCTGGGCGATTTCAGAGATGATAGACCGACGAATTTCTGCCGTATCAACGGCGACCGTCTTATCTTCGGCCTTGTCTTCTTTTTTCTCTTCCTTCTCTTCCTCTTCCTCATCCTCGGCCTTTTTCTTTTCTTCCTCTTCTTCTTCGTCCTCGGCTTTCTTTTCCTCGTCCTCTTTTTCCTCATCTTCATCGAGGGCGAGTTGTTGTTGACCCTTGCGGTTTGCTTTCACAAACTGTTCGAGCTTGTCGATGCCCATGACATTCAGAATTGAATCAAGGGCCACGGCGGCCTCTTCCTCTGTCATAGGACTTTTGTCGATTTCTTTCGGCATAATGATGTCCTTTGAATCTATCGTGAACTTGAAGTGGTCTAAGACCGCCACATCCGGCCCCATGCGACCTTGATCGACGAGCGCCAGATGATTGCCACGGATATTGCGCTGGATGACATCGTAATGCTGTCCGTCATAGGTGCCGGACTTCCATTCGTATGTGCAGCGGTAGCCGCATGACAATTCTTTTTTGCCGGAGTCGATGGCTGTTTTCATCGCTTCGGAGAAAATCTTCAGATTGCCGCGAAGCACGCCGTTATCCATATAGACGTCTTCGCCAATAATACCCTGTACGCCTTTCTGTTCCGGCGGGGTCATGCCCAACTCTTCAGGGCCGAGCATCGTATGATCATCAACCCAGGGGATCAGTTTGAAACTGTTGATCGCGTCGGGTGAGCTCAGCTCTTCTTCAGGCCGATAGACCATATAGACCTTATCGGGATCGGGCGCATCCGGCAGAGAACGGCCCAGATACGGAAACACGCCGACCTTGGATAGTGGATTGCCTTTGATCTCATACCAGCCATTCGGATCGGCCAGACGTGCAGTCATTTCATCCATCGCCATTGCGCCCAGGTATTGATCGATTTCTTCTTTCAGGCCCGGCACCATGTCCATTTCGATACCTTGCAACTCTTCCCAGACAAAACCGGAATGCTCGTCGCTCAGCTTTGGGACAAATTCATCCTCAAGCGGCAACCAGAACAAGGCATAATTCTGATAGTTGAACAGGAACCGCAAGTCTTTCGGATTGAAGCCGGTCTCTTCCTTGCATTCACGGATACAGGCCTTTTCCGGTGTTTCGCCATCTTCCATATGGCCGCCAGGCAGCATCCACAGAGACGATTCAGGATCATGCAGAAACAGCGCCTTACCCGCATAGGTCAGCAAGATGCCCGCATATTTCACGGCCTCATCTTCGCCGGCTTCTTTGTAGGCAATGGCTTCTGCCTGTTTTTGCGGATGACCAGCGCGCACCAGTTCCGCAATGTTGTGGCTAATGACTTCCTGAGATGATCCTTGCTTGAGTGGCATCGTTACTTCTTAACCACTTCGATAGTGACGATCAGTTGCTGGCCTACTTTGTATTGGCCGAGCAATTCAGGATCGGTAAGCACGATACCAGCCTGCGCAGAATGTGCATCGCCGCCAGTAGCGCGCAGCATGATGAATTCCTGAGTCGGCTTTTTTGCGTCAGGGCTGGGCTGAACGGATTCCACTACCATTTCCAGTTTCATACTAATCCTCAAACGAAATAATTGGGCGCATCGTGCATTTGCAGTTAGGCAAATCGCCCGGCTTGCCATAGACCGCTTCGCCATACATCTCGCCGATATACGGCGGATCATCCAGGTCGAAGACCTTGCCATTTAGTTCCTGGTGCAGCTTGCGCGGGTGTTGGCCACCGGCACTGTGCACCCATTCGAACTTCTTTACGCCCAGGCTCTTCATCTTGCCGGCGTTGATGTTGTTGTAGGCCTTGCGCGTCTGGTCATAGGCCACGTTGCGCGCATGCCTCACCTGCTGATGGTAGAACTTGTTCATCGTCGGAATGAGGTCTTGCATACCGTTGCCGCTGGTGATGGATCGCATGACTGCGCCCTGCACCCGACCCAGAAACTGTTGCGGGATCAACCGGATAAGATTGGCCGCCTCTTCGGTACTGGCCTTGATAATCTCCCGCAGGGGACCGTCAATTAAGTCAGTATTGATCGTCAGCTCTTGCGACATTTCGCGCAGGCTCTGCCCCAGCGTGAAACTGGTGTTTTTCAGCGTCCGCTCGATCATCTTGTCCGTGTAGGTCTTGGCCCACTCGGCAAAGATAGGATTCCACTTTTTCAACAGCCGGTTGATCGCGATCCTAGACTGACTGACGGGTGAATCATCCATTGCGGCGTCGGAGGTATACGCCGCCTTGAGTTCCTTGCGCGCATCCTTGGCCAGTCGCTCGATCAGCTGGCGGATGCGTTTGTAATAATCACTCGCGATCCCCGCGTTTGGACTCAGGACTCCGCCCCGGATCGTCTTTTGGGTTGTCGCTTTCCTCGTCTTCGAGATCATCGGGGGCCTCGTCGCTTAAACCGAGTTCGTGATAGCCGCTCTCTTTATCCAGGGCGATGCGTCGACGTTCTTCTTCTGGGGCAATCGCGCCGGACATTACAAGCTGATTGCCGGTCTGCGCTTTCTTCAGGTTGGTATCGGCCAGCTCGTCGGCGGTCGGTGCATCCAGCGGCAGCCAGGACACAATCGTTTCGATGTCGTCGCCTTTGCCCTGCGGATTGACGAAGGATTTCATCACCAGCATGTGGTGGCGTTCGATCAGCGGGGCCAGGTCGTGGGTCTGGTGGCTTTCTAGCTCTTCGTGATAACTGGCCTCTTCGTAATCGCCGGTACTGTTGAAGCCTTTGGGCTGCGTGCCCAGCAGTTTGGTGGCTGGCACACCAGCAGCAGCCGCGACGATCTGATACTGGGTCATGATGACTTCATCCAGATCGGTCAGGCTGGTATCGAACTGTTGAAACTCGTCTTCTACTTTGTCGCCGATCTTGAGCGAATAGTTGTCGCGGTAATAGGCGTAATTATTAAGCGCCTGCGCCGTTCGTTCAGGATCGGCCATGACCGCTTCTATGTTCGTCAGCCAGACGTTAGTGCGCTTGGTCTCAGCCAGTTGCGGGGCTTCGTTAGCCGTGCGCTCTGCCGCATAGACGCGCTCCATGATCTGCTGTGGTACAGGAATGCCGCCATACAGATACATCGGCTTCAAGATATCGATGGGCTCTGCATGGCGATAGATAATCAGATGTGAGCGGTGATACTTTTTGCCGTTGATGACCCAATAGGTCGGATCATAGAAATGCAGGCCGTCAGGCTTGCTGGCGTCCACACCTTCGAGATAAGGCGCGCACCAGTACGGATCGACCTGGACAATGCCCTTGTAGCTGTTGGGCTTGATGCCGTCGATATTGAACGGCTTTGTGTAATATTCTAGATCCGTTGAGTCGACTTTGAAAAAGGCGATCCGGATCCCAAAGATGCGACCCTTGCGGCTGAACTCCTGCAGGTGCCAGTTCAGTTTGTATTTACGATCATAGCGGTTGAGTTTCTTGACCGCATCTTCTTCCAGATCATCGCCGTCAACCGTGGTGACCCGATAGCCATTGCGCAGCGCATCGCGGCCAGGCATGGTGCAGGCTTTGTTGATCAACCAGTGCTGGGCGAGAATGCCGCACAGCTGATGGCCGATAAATGACTGACTGGCATACCAGTTGATCAGAGCATCGCTGATCGAGGTCGGTGTGGCATTGACCAGCTTGGAGGACAAGACACCATTGCTGGAGTCGTCCATTGCGCCCAGGAAGTTCTGGGATTCCGGCAGCTGGGCCAGATAATGCTGCATCCAATCACGCCAGCTCGGGAAGGTCTCGCCGAAATCGTCCCCGCTCTCGTAGGTATGCGTACTGAAAAACGACTTACGCTGCTTGATCTCGGGCGCGGGGTTTTTCTTCTTGCGAAACCAACTCATCCGAAGAAGCTCCGGCGATAGTTCAGGATTTCCATGTAGGCGCGGGATAAGCCGTCAATCTGATCATCATATGCGCCATTGGGAAACATGCGCATTTCATTGATCAAGGCATCATTCCACGGACCTCGCAGCATCAGGACATTTCCTACGTTGACTTGCGCAGCAAATGGTTCTGCGCGGGTTATCTTGTCGCCCGACTCTGGTGACGTTTTCACGATATATCCAGCGAGCTTTTTAGTGAGGTAGACAATTTGTGATTTGCCTGCCTGGCCTGGGTCTTGCGGTAATCCTATTTTGACGCTCTTGCCGTCTCGCTTAGCTGTGTTGACCAGCATGGCATCTCGCTCATCTGGCCCCATACGTTCGCGCACCATGTCGGCAATTATCAATCGGCCGTCTTCTAGTTCGCCCAGTTTAGGTCCGGCACTGAAATCGCCATCGATAGTGGCGCCGAAATCCCACGCCCTGACAAACTTAATGCGCCCCGCAGGTAGGGCATCTATGGTCTCAATCTTGTCTGGCTTGAATATACCGCCTTCTGGCGGTGCAGGTCGTTGCTGATACTGGCCAGCGAAGGTATATGGCGAGGCTTGTTCCATGCGCCGCAATTCTTCAAGCGTATGTTTTTCTGGCCAAAGCGCGGTGCCGTCTTCTTGAATAGCGGGCAGACAAACATGATCCCATGCTTCGCCATTGCCGCCATCTAATAACCATCCCGCCAGATCACGTTCGTGCAGGCGTTGCATGATCAGAATAATGGGCGTCTCTGGCGAATTCTTGCGAGACTCAAGGGTATTTTGAAACCACTCGATGACGTTCTCGCGCATTGTATCTGAACGGACTTCATCGGCCTTGTGCGGATCGTCGATGATAATCGCGCCGCCGAATCCGTCTCGATGCTTACCGGCACCATACCCAGTGATGGCGCCCCCGGTACTGACAGCATAAACAACGCCGTTCTCAGTAGTGCGCCACTCATCTTTTGCCTTGCTATCCGAACGTATTTGCACGCTCGAAAAAATGTCATGGTAAGCGGGATGCTGAACCAGTTCTCGCGCATGCCATGCGTTATTGGTAGCTAGGCGTCCTGAATAACTGGTGTGAATAAACTCCGCATCTGGCACATGACCCAATGCCCATGCAATGAAGTTGATGACCGCCAGTTCTGTCTTCGAATAGCGTGGCGGGATATTGATGATCAGACGTTTAGTCAGACCTTCATATACCCGCATCAGGGCGTCACAGATGATCTTGTGTTGCAATGCCCTTAGCCACTGATAGCCCTTGCGCTGCAAGAACATCCAGCGGGAAAAGAAATACAAGTCGTGGTATGACTGTATTGATGCCACTTTGCGCTCTTCTGGCGTGAATTGGCGCATGGCTATATATCCTTACTGATATCCCTCGCTATTTCCTTGTATTGATCGGGAGTGATATCCATGGTTGTAATGGGGCCACCGCCTTCGCCTGTTAGTTCTTTTTTATCCGCAAGACCCAAGTCTCGCGCAATGATGGCAGGATTCATCAGGTCGGCTACTGCACCCGCGAATTTCTGTTCGCGGATAATCTGCTCAACTTGTACGCAGATTGCAGAAAAGTCTTCATTTTTCCGATAGTCATCCCACGTGGGGTGGGTAATATCCAGAAAAATACATAAGCCACCGATAGTCATCGGTCGCATTTTTGCAACAGGGTGATCGAAGGCCTCGCCCTGATAGGCAAACGCCTTATTCTCGATCAGCGGGTTAGCCTCTACCCATTCGAAATACTCAACACAAGCCGCCCACAATTGATTTGGGTCGTCAAATATTGGCTTGCGCCCATGAGTGCTGCGCATCTTCCAGAATTCATTGCCCTTTGGCGCGCCGCCTTTG